AGAGGAAAATTTCAATGATCAAAACTGCTTTCGCAGCCGCCGCTGCTCTCGCTTTCGCTCCCGCTGCCGCTCTGGCAGGTCCCTACGTGAACGTGGAGGCAAACTCTGGTTTCACTGGCTCGGACTACACTGGTACGACGACCGACGCTCACGTAGGCTGGGCTGGTGAGTCTGGTGCTGTGTCCTACGGCGCTCAGATCGGTCCCTCGTTCGTCGTGACTGATGGCGGCGAGTCTGATACCGTTCTGTCTGGTAAGGTCTATGGTAGTGTCGCTGCTACTGAAGCACTCTCCATCTACGGCGAACTCTCCTTCGCTGGTGGCGTCGATGATGCAGACAACGGTTACGGTACCAAGATCGGTGCTACCTGGTCCTTCTGATAATATGGTGTTATAATGAGGGGACCTACGGGTCCCTTTTTTTATGAAAAGAATTCTTACGTCTCCCGTCACCCACTTCAATGTGTTACTGGTGGGCACTCTCATCCTTATAGGTGTCGTTCACAACCATGCACATCACAGCATGGAGGTTGACGCTGACTCATATGTCAGAGCATGGTGTAAAAAGAATCCTGATCTATGTCAATCTTTCATTGACGACAATTATTAAATTTGATACTATACATAGAAGTAAATTAATTAATTACTATGGCATCCCCAGGCACAGCACAAATCTATGCAAGGGCAGGTTGCCCTTACTGCAATAAGATCGAAGAGGTCTTCCGTTCCAAAGGTTGGTCGTACACTAAGTACATGTTGAACCAACAATTTACACGGGAACAATTCTATAAACAGTTTGGTCCTGGTGCTACCTTCCCGCAGGTAATGGTCGGTGGTAGACACACTGGTGGTTGCACCGAAACTGTAAAATATCTCCGTGAGGGTAAATTCCTTTAATGCGTAAGACTGTAGACACAGAAGAACTATTCTCGATCGTTGATCGCTCCATTGATGAAGCAATTATTAACGGTCGTTTTCTATTTGATATGTACACCTACCTGAAGAACAACAGGTGGACCCGCCGTGATACAGATCTCTTCATTGAGTCTACTGTTGCTGCTGAACTCAGCGACACATGCATGGAACTGGATGAGTACATCAAAGGTAAGGACAAATGCTGTAAAGAAGCATACGCTTACCTTGGTAAACCAAAAGCGAAGAAGGTACGGGCATACCTTTATGGCATCTTGGAAGATGCCTGGAAGTATCATCACGAGAGACGACCAGGCAGGAAACCAGGAAGCAAAAATAAAAAGAAGTCCACTAAATAATGTTAGGTTGAACACATAGGAGAGAGCATCATGAGTGAAATCACTTTTCTTTATATTGCTTTCTTCCTTACCATCGGAGCGTTCCTCTTGGGATTCATGGCGTCATGGAATCTCAAGGGGACTTTTGATGAGTGGAAGGAACGTGCTGAGTATGCAGCCGTCGTTATGCATCCTGAGATGATGCATGATGGTGAGGCAGTTGACCCAAGTGAACTTCTTTACTTGCGTCTGACCGACGATGATGATATACTTGACGATGAAGATGATTGAGGTCTGATGATTCTCATTGATATGAATCAGGTATGCATCAGCAACCTGATGGTTTCGACGCTTTACAACGATACAATTCAAGAAAGTCTAGTTCGCCATATGGTTCTCAACTCACTGCGGTCTTACCGCAATAAGTTTGGGAAGGAATACGGCGAACTTGTTTTGTGTTATGACAGTAAGCACTACTGGCGACGCAAATACTTCCAACACTACAAGGCAACTCGTAAGAAGGATCGCGAGCGGTCTAAGCATGATTGGCATCTGATCTTTGAGATCTTGAACAACATCAAGACTGAGATCAGAGACAACATGCCGTACAAAGTTATCGATGTTGACGGTGCAGAAGCAGACGATGTGATCGCTGTCCTCTGTAAGGATCAGGGGTACAGGAACATTCGTTTGATGAATAACATGCAACCACCTCAGAAGGTATTGATCCTGAGTGGTGACAAAGACTTCATGCAGTTGCAGAAGTTTAAGTTTGTCCACCAGTACAATCCTATTCAGAAGAAGTTTGTGGAGTCTTTAGATCCACATCAGTATGTCAGTGAGCACATCCTTAAGGGTGATCGCTCTGATGGCATCCCTAACTTCCTGTCATCGGATGACACTTTCACATCAGGCAAGCGTCAACGCCCATTGGGTAAAGCAAAGATTGCTGCCTGGTCTCAGATGTCACCTGAAGAATTCTGTACTGAGGAGACTGCAAAGAACTACGAGCGAAACAAAATGCTCATTGACTTTGAATGTATCCCAGAAGAGGTTTCACATAGTATACTAAATACGTATGAAACTACCGAACCACCCCCGCGTGGTTCAATGTATTCTTATTTCATGTCGAAAGGTCTCAACGACCTTCTAGATCATATTACGGAGTTTTGAAATGAAATTGATGATTCATGAGGTGTTGAAGAAGGTACATGGTGCTAAGACAAAGGCACAGAAAATCAAACTTCTTCAGGAACACAACACCCAAGCACTGCGTTCTCTTTTCATCATCAACTTTGATGAATCTGTGAAGACACGCATCCCTGAAGGTGAAGTACCATACACACCCAACGAGGCACCGCAGGGCACTGAGCACACCATGCTTGAGCATGAGGCAAAGAAGTTGTACTACTACATCAAAGGTGGTGCAGACAATCTCCCTCAGGTTCGTATCGAAACCATGTACATCCAAATGCTTGAAGGACTGTACAAAGAAGAGGCAGCAGTTGTTGTTGCCTGTTTCAATCGTGAACTTCATAAGAAGTATCGCATCACCCACAACGTAATCAAAGAAGCATTCCCCAGCATCGAATGGGGAGGTCGTTCCTGATGGGGAAAGGTATCAGAATGATTCACCAAGACTGTGACCCATCGATGGCACAGGATAGGTCTCTCCCCTACACTGCCTTTCTGGTAGAGTATTTACAGGATGGTATGACAAAGTTTGACATCTGCTCTGCCGCTAAGAAGGTTGATATCTTTGATGAGTATTGGGATAAGTATCGCCATGACTTTCAAAACATGACACAAACTGAAGGTCGAGTAAATCCTAAATTATGGAGTCCACCTAAGAAGAAATGACTGACAACGTTTACTTTAACCCCAAGAAAGCAGCAGAAGGTGTCAAGCAAGAACTCCTAGAGGAGATGGCAGCACAACAAAAGCAGGTTTCTGATATCGAAATGGGTCAGAAAGTCCTCGCTAGTACGCTACAATTCTTCTTGGCACCTGTGGTCCTGATGTTCCTTTGGAACTGGATCATGCCTGGACTGTTCGGTCTCGCAACCATTGGTTACCTCAAAGCATGGGGTCTCCACGCCATGTCTCGTATTCTTTTTTATCATAATGTCTAAAGTATGTTTGGTCTCTGTCACTCCTGATGCAGAGAAAACCATGGGGTACATTGCTCGTGTAAGCAACCCCAACAACCAGGAAAACCCAAAGGTTGAAGGTCTCCTCAAGTATTGCATCAAGCATGGTCACTGGTCCGTGTTTGAACAAGCGATGATGACTCTGGAGATCAACACCACGAGAGCAATCAGCCCTCAAATCCTGAGGCACCGTAGCTTCACATATCAAGAGTTTTCCCAGCGTTATGCTGACGCTGGTATGCTTGGTGATATTGCTGTCCCTGATCTGAGGTCACAGGATCATAAGAACAGGCAGAACAGCATCGATGATGTTGATCCAATGACTAAGGTTAGGTTTGAAGCAAAGATCGAAGAGCATTTCTATCAAGCACAACACCTGTATCAAGAACTCCTTGAGGCAGGAATCGCAAAGGAGTGTGCTCGTGCCGTGCTTCCTTTGAACACGCCTACCAGACTTTACATGACAGGATCAGTAAGATCATGGATCCATTATATTACTCTGAGATCTGCTAACGGTACACAGAAGGAGCACATGGAGATTGCTGAACTCTGTAAGCAACACTTCATCTGTCAGTTCCCCATTGTTGCCAAAGCACTTGACTGGTGCCTTGATGATTGTGGTTGTCCTGAAGAGGATGATAATTGTTATCAGTCTGCACTTTTGATTCCATGAGTAAGAAGGAGTCTATATACGAAGAGTTAAAAGCAATTCGCGAACTGCTTGAGCAGATGCAAACTCTGCTCATGACTCTCGCAGTTAATTCCACCACTAGAGAGGACAAATAGATGCCCCTATACCCTGTAATAAATAAGGTCACTGGTGAGACTAAAGACCTTCGTCTAACCGTTGCCGAATATGAGCAATGGAAAAAGGATAATCCTGATTGGGATAAAGATTGGTCACAAGGTATCGCAGGTACAACCTACGGTAAACCTAAACAGTCTGACGGATTCAAGTCTGTCATGCAGAAGATCCAGTCTGCACATCCTGGCGCAAACCTTTCTCGTTATACTTGATATGAGTCCAGTAAAAAAGACCACTCGTAAAACTCCTGCTAAGAAGACACATTCTTATAGGAAGAAGGCAATCAATCTGGATCACCTGAAACAGATTGAACCTCTAACACCTAATCAAGAACAGGTGTTCAAATCATATGCAGAGGGGAAGAACTTAGTTCTTCATGGTGCAGCAGGTACAGGTAAAACATTCATTAGTTTGTACCTGGCACTGCAGGAAGTCCTTGCCGAGGATTCTCCATATCAGAAAGTGTATATGGTTCGCTCTCTTGTTCCTACTAGGGAGATTGGTTTCCTTCCTGGAGATCATGAAGACAAGAGTAACCTGTATCAGATTCCATACAAGAACATGGTTAAGTACATGTTCCAAATGCCAGATGACAATGCGTTTGAAATGTTGTATGATAATCTTAGGGCACAGGAAACTATTTCATTCTGGTCTACCAGTTTCATTCGTGGTGTCACCATGGATGACTGCATCATCATCGTTGATGAGTTCTCTAACCTGAACTTCCACGAACTTGATTCTATTGTCACTCGTGTTGGTGAGAACTGTAAGATCATTTTCTCTGGTGACTACACCCAGTCTGACCTCGTTAAAAACAATGAGAAGAATGGTGTGTTAGACTTCATGAAGATCATGCAGACAATGCCCTCCATGGATGTCGTTGAATTTGGCATCGAAGATATTGTCCGTAGTGGTTTCGTGAAAGAATACCTTATCTCTAAAATTAATCTTGGATTCTAAATTATGATTTTTGAACACGTCGGTCCAACAACGGATATACCTGAGTTGGATTCCCAAACACTGCCTCATGGTAGATTTTATAAACTACCTAGCGGTGCTTGGGTACCGAGTGTGACTACTGTGGTAGGACATCAATCCAAACAAGGCATCCTTAAGTGGGAAGAGCGTGTTGGATTCACCGAGGCACAGAAGATCAGAACCGCAGCGTCCTGGCGCGGCACAAAGTACCATGGACTCGTTGAGTTCTACCTTAATAATGAACTGGAAAAAGTTGAAAAAAGCGAGGGTTTTCCCCTCTACCTTTTCAGGGCTAGTCGTTCGACTCTTGATCGTATTGGTCCTATTCACTGTCTTGAAACCTCTCTTCACTCTGCTCGCCTTGGTATCGCTGGGCGTGTTGATTGCATTGCTGAGTTTGATGGCGAGCTTGCTGTGATAGACTTCAAGACCACAAAGACTTTGAAAAAAGTTGAGTGGTTGGAGAAGTTCTTTGTCCAAGAGGCAGCGTATGCATACATGTACTACGAGTTGACTGGCGTCGAGGTAGACAAGTTGGTCACGCTGTCTGTTGCTGAAGATGGTCAAGTCCAAGTAGAACAACGTTATGACAAGATCCCCTACATGAATAAACTCATTGACTGGATCGAAGAGTACAGGTATTATGTCAAGGGGATGAACAAATGAAAGAGATCGAAGAAAAGTTTATGACACAAGCAAAGTTCTCGGCACTCGTTGAGAAAGTGGTCAAGGATTCTAATGGTCTCGTCAATTACATTGAAGCAGTCACATCTATCTGTGATGAATTTGAGATTGAAGTGGAGACTGCTAGTAAACTTATTTCTAAACCACTTAAAGACAAAATCAAATACAATGCTCAACAGTTGAATTACATCAAACGAACGAGCAGAGGAGTGTTACCACTATGACTGATAACTTTTTTGATTCCGAAGTAGTTCGAGAAGAACTGGAAGACATACAAACTACCTACACTGAACTCCTGAAGATGTCTAACAAACTTCAGGAGTTTTCTCCTGAACAGAGGTTAGATCATATCAATAAGACATTGGAGTTGGTTGCCAAGCAGAAGGTGTTCTATGCACGTCTTGCCCTGGCGTCATACCATGTTGAAGAAGGACAGAACGATGGTTCTGTCAAGGATATGAAGGATCGTATCGATTCGATCTCCCAGGTGTACTCTGGTGGCATGGACCTGACTGCTGTCCTTGACCAGATGGAGAACAAACTCAGGGAATGGAAGACCGAAATCCTGAACCGAGGTGGGTCTTGACAAGACCTACATAGTGTGTCATCATACTGATGGCACCACAAGCCAAATACAATCCAATACGGAGAATACAAACATGTCTTTTGCATCACTCAAAAAGTCCAGCAACAACTCGTTCGCCTCTCTTAGCACTGCTATCGAGAAGATGAACAAGCCTTCTGGATCTAAAGTTGATGAACGCCTCTGGAAACCAGAGGTTGATAAGAGCGGTAACGGTTACGCTGTCATCCGCTTCCTGCCCGAGACGGACGGCGATCTGCCGTGGGCACAGGTCTGGAGTCACGCATTTCAGGGACCTGGTGGTTGGTACATCGAGAACTCTTTGACCACTCTTGGTCAGAAGGATCCCGTTGGCGAACTGAACCGTCAACTCTGGAACAGTGGTGTCGATGCTGATAAAGAGATTGCTCGCAAACAAAAGCGTAAACTCTCTTACTACAGCAACATCTACGTTGTTCGCGATCCTCTTCACCCTGAAAACGAAGGCAAAGTCTTCCTCTACAAGTACGGTAAGAAGATCCACGACAAGATTGTCGCCGCTGCACAGCCACAATTTGAAGATGAAACCCCCATCAACCCCTTCGATTTCTGGAAGGGTGCTGACTTCAAACTGAAGATCACCAAGGTTGCTGGATTCTGGAACTATGATAAGTCTGAGTTCGATCGCCCCTCCACTCTGGGTGGGTTCTCGGATGAAGAACTTGAAGCCATCTACAATAAAGAGTATTCCCTCAAAGAGTACACCGATCCT